AAGCACTATAAGTACCAAGTCCAGGAGTTCCAGATCCACTACCCAAATTATCTGATGTTAATTGTCCATATTCTACTAAATCAATTTCTGATCCATTATGGATCATAGTTAATTCTTCATATTCAAAATAAGACTTATCAGTGGCTGCATATGAAACTAAAACCTTAGCTGCTCTATAAGTAGAAGCTAATGATACAATTGAATGAGATGTTGAAATTCCTAATGGTATCTCTGTGGTTCCGCTTACAATTTCACACATTGAACCAAGATCAGTAGAACCTATTCCAGCTGCGCTATCTGAGATGTTATATGCAATAGATGAAACATCATAATTATTAACTTTAAATTTCTTAGGGAAGAATAATAATCTTCCATTCTCACCACTAATATCTAAATCAAAAGATCCCAATTCTGAGGTAAATTCTCCACCATCTGAATGAGTTGCTATAGTACCATATTGGTTTAAGAGCATATTACCCTTATTATTATGAATCAAAGAAACCAGCATAACCTGTCTTTCTTTAGTAAATCTTCTATCACGAACAAAAGTAATATATTTTCTAGATCTTGTACTTGGAAGTTCAAAAGTATCAACAGCAGAAAACTTATCTATTCTTTCAGTGTTATTAAATGATGGACTCACATCATCAAAGTTCAATACTCTATTACCTATTGAAGAAGTAAAATCTTTAATTCTTCTAGATTCAAAGATTACCTGATCAGAAATTACTTCATTGTCTATTCTTAATGTTTTCTCTCTAGCAAGATCAAAATCAAATACAGTATTCAAATCCATTATGGATATTAAATCAGTAATAACATCAAAATTACTTTCTGTTTGTACAGTACTTACACCAACACTAATTTCATCCCTTATAACTAAATCACTAAATTTTTTAAATCCTGCAGTATGATTTAAAGATGATACTGCATCATCCCATTTATCAAAGTCAACTTCAGACTTAATAGAATATGAGAAGAATTGATAATAATCACTATCAAATATTCTTTGATCCTCATTATTTAAAAATCCACTATCATCTTTCCATCCTTCATGTGCTATAGAAGAAGATTCTACATCATATAAAGATCTATATGCAACAACTTCAGTGACAACACCCTTTACTCCAGAAGATTCTCCACTAACAATATCTCCTACCAAATAATCTTGAGGAGACGATATTTTTAAATAACCATTTGTAGTATTAATAGATTGAAGAGTTCCTACAGCTTTATCAGAAACTATAGTTTCTCCTATATCAAATTTATTTCCCTTTAAAGAAATATCAAAGATTGGAAAATCTTCTTCCTTAATAATTCTTCCAGCAGAAGCTGCAGGCTTAAAGGTTCCAGCAATTTTTCCTTCAGGAATAATACCAGATAAACTATAACTAATAGATCCAGCAGCCCCACCTATATTAGCATCAGTTGATAGAACTTTGAATAAAGTATAATCATAACTTGAAGAATTATAACCAAGTCCTGTACTTCCAACACCAACACTCACTCCCTCAATCATCACTTTTTTGCCAGTCTCAAATGGGAAATCTGCAAGAGTTGTAAATGTAGCTCCTATAGTTACAGTAACTAACTTTGTACCATAATCAAAATCCATTCCACTAATTTTAATTCCATTAGAATTGCTAGTTGGAATAATTATTGGAGTAACGTTATTTAAAGATTTGGTATTTTTTAATATAGTAACTTCTTCATCTCCTAATTCATAATCCAAATCAACATCAACTTCTTTCTTAGTTGTTCCATCTAAAACAATCAATCCAGGAGATTCTAGATAATTATTTCCAGCAGAAGTAATACCAATTTTCTTTAATGATTCTAAAGCATCTACCTTTACTAATTGAGGAATTTGAGATTCTGGTCTAAGAGTTTTATCTGATGAATAATCAAATCCAATATCTTGAATATCAACATCAAGTATTCTTCCAATATTAGAACTTTTTGGCTCTAAAATAGCACCATTACCTAAAGTAGATGTAATACTACTAATCCCTGGAAGAGATCTATACTTAGAACCAGGATTTTTTAAATTAACAGAATTTATAGGTCCGTATGCATTACCACTAGTAGTAGTGTATTTAAAAATACCATCTGTTTCTTCATACTCAAGTTTTTCTGGAGACTTTGCCGCAGAGAATTTAAAGGTGGTAGTTCCTACTCCAACTACAGAATAAGAAGAAGTTAAAGGATTTGGTTCTATATCTAAAGTATGAGAATTTGGTATATTAACATTATCTCTAACAATTTCTTTTTTAACTTGTTTATTTAAATTATCATTTATTGGTATTAAATTATAATATAAAGATTCAGTAATTTCTTCAACATTTTTGATTGATATATTTGCGGTAGCATCTATACCTATTTTACCAGAAGAAACTACATTAAATGTATCTGATAAAGAAGAAGAATAAAATCTATTACTTAATTCTTTATCTTTAAAAAGAGCAAAATCAAATGCACTATATAATACTCCATTATCTGTAAATGACAAACTAGAATCAGAAAGATCAAATTTAATTTCCTGATTTCTTTGGGTAACTATTGGAGGATTAACCGCTGAAATAGTACCATCTTGAGGATCAGTAATACTAATTATTTCGGGAATTAATTTTGTAGATTGATAATAATTATTGCATAATTTGATTTTATCTTTGTCTACAACTGTAACATAGTAAATCCCATTATCTACTAATCCTCCTGGCGAAGTTGTAGCAGTAGAAATAACTTTTTGTCCATTAATATATCCATGATCAGCAATAGTAATAGTATTATTTGTGGTACTAATACCTGCTTTAACAAATGTTCTAGGGTTGATAACTAATCTTCTATTATAATCATTATATGCCACATTAATAGTAGTAGTTACTCCACTCAGAACTGATAAAGTTATAACATCTTCATCTTTAAGTCCATGAGTAGAAGAAGTAGATACTGTTGCTAAAGTTCTAGTAACTGTTCCACTTAAAACATTAGTATAATTTGTTTTAAAACTATGCTTTACTCCAGTTCCAATTCCAGTAAAATATAAAGTACTAATATTAGTTGTACTATTAATTCCTATAAATGACCCAGTTTCCCCTAATCCAACTCTAGCAGTTGCTATACCAATTAAATCCTTATCAAGTGGAGCAGCAAATAAAGTTTGTTCATTAGAGAGGGTAAAGGTCATAATACCATCAGTTGAAACCCCTAAAGCAGTTCCATCATTAGTTTTATAAGTTAACTGATCTCCTAACTTCAATCCATGATCTTTAAAATAGATATTTTTAGTGGGAATAAATATCTCACTTAGTCCAGTTCCTGGATTGGAAAATACTACAGTAGATCCAATACCAACTCCAGATAAAGTTCCCAATCCTACGGAATCAGCAGGACTGAAATATAATTCTTTATTAAATCTAATATCAGCATTATCAGAAAGACCACTAGTGAAAGTAAAATTTCTTGGTTTAGATTCTATTAAAGAATTTGCTGTATGCGCAGTTCCTATAGTAGAATTGAAATTTCTTACAACTCTAAGTCTCTTATTATCTAAATCTACATTCAATACCTTTACACATTCATCCCCTATCCCTAAAAGATCATTAGGTCTGACATGAAATATATCTCCAATTTTACCATTAACATTAAAGAAAGTAACTAGACCAGTAGCACCAGCAGAACTTATTCCCACATCTAAATTAAATCTACTAGTAGTTACTCCTGCAGTAATTAATTTAGTATTAATAAGACCACTAGTACTTAATCCGCTAAGTGTAAGAAATTCTGTTTCATATAAATTATGAGGCGTTGTTGTATATCCTACATATTCACCTTGAAGTTTATGAGGAACAAATTCTACATTTTCAAAAGTAGAATTAGAAACACTAATATTACTGATAGTTTTTCCCTTAAGAGTATCTACACTAGCTTCTACTTTAGATCCACTACTACCAGAATTATCAAATACTATAACATCATCTACTCTATAATCATTACCTCCTGTTTGTATTCCAATTCTGGTTACAGAACCACTGGTTGTTGCTTTAGTAAAAGTTTTTTGTTTTCTAATAGCATTAGGATCTACTAAAAACTCATAAAGAGATTTGTTAAATAAGAAATTATAAACACTAGTATTTCTTACCAGTCTTGTATTGTTAAGATCAGTATCATCTTGATTGGAATTATAAGCAAAGTTATAATCTATAATTTTAGATTTATATGAATTACCTATGAAATATGGGAATTGTGGTCGTCTATAATTTTTAAATGCCCCTTCAGAATCTTTAACATCTGGATTAATAGTAGCAAAATAAGCATATACTCCATTAGGATAATCGGGAGTTTTACAAAATCTACCATTATGTTGATCTAAATCATTATCTGCTTGATACACATAATCTTCAACAAAATATCCTCTTTCATATATTTCTTCACCTACAGATGTAAGTGGATTTGGTCTATCTGACGATATAGAAACAGAATATCCAGATCTAAGAATTTTTACTTCTCCTCCACCATTACCAGAATAACCATATGGACCATAAATTGGAGATCCATCATATGACCATCCAATAATAGGAGAATGATTTATAGAATCTTGTTCAATATCATTCTCTAAAAGTAAATCTGGAACAAAGACTTCTTTATCACCTAGATCTTTCTTAACATTAACAGATTGTCTTAATTTTCTAGGAGCATATGAATGAGAATATTCTAAACCAAATTTATCTCTAGATCCTTCACTCACCACTCCATCATCAGAAGTAATTTGATTATTCTGTATTAATCTTTCTACACTATTAATTCTCCAAGTTTTTGGTTTGGTAAAGAAGTTAGCTCCATCTCCATTTGGAGTAACTGTAATACTTGAACTCGAAGAAGTATATCCAATTCCAGTATGATTTACTACTACAGAATCTATAACACCTGCTTTTAATACTGGAACTAGAACAGTTCCTCTTCCTTCTCCCTTTACTACTAATTCTGGAGGAGAATTATATCCAGAACCACCATTCTTAATAACTACTGATTTTATTTTTCCATCATGAGATACTATAGGAATTAATTGAGCGTCTTTTCCTTTATTTAAAGTAATTTCTGATTGTCTATTATAATTAATAATCTCTGATGAACCATACCCTACACCACCATAAGGAATATGTACTGATTTTATAGATCCCTTAGTGACTGGTCGTAATATAGCATTAAAATCTTGTCCACTAAATGTAGATACTCCTATACTACCTTGAATGTTTATTGATATTGCTGGATAATTAAATTCATGTATTCCAGTACCACCAGAAGTAAAATTAATATATTCTTTATTTCTTAGATAAAAATCTGGAGTTGTAGATCCTATACCAACTTGAGATAATCTGAAAGAACCACTATCTACCTTAGAAACAAAATATTCAGTTTGAGTAGTAAGTCCACTAATAGGAGTTGTGGATTTAGTATCATATTTTATTTTATCTCCACTACTATAACCATGATCGATAATATTAATAGTATTAATAGCAGTGTTAATTCCTGCAGAAGTAACAGTGGTTAATCTATTTCTATATCCAGTTCCAGAACTAGCAATACTAACAGAACTAATAATTCTCTTCTGAGAAGCACAATCAAACTGATGTATACCAACACCATATCCAGTAAGATCTATTGGTGAAAGTCCTTCTATAGAATCTTCATATTTTTTATGTAAAGTTACTGTAGTTGCACTTTTAACACAGCAATAATATGCAGCACCTGTAGTCAATCCAGCTATGGCAGTTTGACCTTCTGGATTATAAATTACAAGTTCTCCATCTCTAAATTTATGAAATGTAGAGAATCCTACAATATTATTAGTAATGTTTACTAATCCTCCAAGTTCTGTAGAGTCAAATTCTACAGAATGATCTATTAATTTTAAATTAGGATATGCAATACATCCTGTACCATTTCCTCCAACTATACTTATAGTTGGCGTAGTAAGATAATCAAATCCACTATCAACAACATCAATTCTTTCTACAGTTCCTTCTACTTCACATATAGCAGAACATCCTATTCCTGTTTTATCAGAAATAGAAATAATAGGAGGATTTATTATATCATAATTTTTTCCTTCACTAGTAACATCTATTTGAGATAATGGACCATAATAAACAACATCATTTGACTTATAATTAAGAATTTCAACTCCATTCACCAATATACCAATTTTTCCAGGTTTAGTTGACTCTGATTTACTAGTATTAATTGGATTTGCAATTTTTCTCAATAATTTTTGAGATTCTATAGTTTTATTAGCAAAATTTGCTAATTTAAATTTATTATCTGTAACACTTCCTGTAAATGATACAAAAATCTCATTATCTACATTAGAGGAACTTCTAGCAATTTTAAAAGTATTAATATCTACCTTCTTTACAAAATATTCCTCCTCTGCTAAATCTAATTTATTTCCACTTCCTCCAGATGCATATGTTATTTTTTCTCCAGTAATTAATCCATGATTAAGAATAGTAATATTTGTATCGCCATTAAAAACTCCAGAGAATGTAAGATCTGTTTGTCTAATATCTAAATCTTCATCAAGATAGTCAGGAATAGAAGGAGAAGCTATATAAACTGCATTATTATCTTGTTTGTCTATATAAGAATTTTGAATATTAGTAGTATAGATATTTGCATTTGGATAATTAGCTAGATTAGCTTTAGATATCAATCGTTTAATTTTATAAGTGGTAGCAGAATCTAATCGCCCTGTACCTTTTACTAAAACTTCCTTAGAACTAACCAAACCAATAATAGTACATTGTACATCATTGATAAGAGCTCTATCTCCTACAATAAAACTATGAGGATCAAAAAGACTTAATTGATATGTAAAGTTGGAAGAGTCTACAAGATCAAAAGAAGCAACATCATAAGTTATAGAAACATTAGGTTGTAAAGATTTTGAAACTACATCTACTGATTTAATACCCAATCCTCTAGGTTCTATAACATCTCCAACTTCATTATAATTTGCAATATTTTGATTTAAATCTAAATTACCTAGAACACCAGTTACTCTAACTTTAACTACATTAGCAGTTCCCACTCCTGAATAACCATATGCAAAAGCATCTAATCTAATATCTTGCTTACCTTCAAGATTTACATTAATTCCACTACAACCATAAAATTGATTTAATGATTTTGATGTATATTCTATGGTAGATGATTTATTAGTTGCATAATGAACAATTAAAGTTCCAGTAGTTCCAAAACCAACTGTAGAATCAACTGTTAAAACAGTAGATCCAGCAGAAACAGATCCTACTAATTTAGTATTGGGATGAATAGTAAAATCATCTGATAATCTATCACTTTTTTTATCATAATCTAAACTTAATCTATAATATTCTTTCCCATCTCTTACAATTTTTTCTGCATCACTTATAGCAGATGTTGCTTTAGGGATTCCAGCAACAGCGTCTTGAAATAAGTTTCTATTAATAAGATCTGAAGGATCTCCTTCAATAGATTCAACTACAATCTGTTTAGATACCTTATAATCAGAATTTGAAGGAATAAAAAGAAAATCCCTTGGTTTAATTACATCTACATCTTCTCCATACAATGCACGAAATAAAATTTCAAATGATTGATCAGTTCCTTTAGATGAATAAAAATCTTTTGACTGTTTTATGAATAATCCTTTATTAATATCATCAGAAAGAGTTCTTTCTTCAAAACCAGGTGTAATTTGTTTTTTTACCTTCTTAAAAAATTCCTGTAAAAAACGAATACTTAAATTATTAACTACAGAACCAGAAGAATGGGTTGAAATACCAGATGTAGAAAATACAAGTTCATCTGGCTTATTAACACTTCTATACGATGTAATTCCACTAAATCCCCTACTACACCCAGTAAATGAAGTACTTGTAATACCTGTATAAGTTATTATTTCATTATCAATCTGTATTAATCCATAAGATTCTGGAAATCCTGTAGTTGATTTAACTGTAATAGAATTATCTGCAATACCTACGTTACTAGAAAGACTTGTAGTATCTACAAGGTCTGTTAATTCATCAATTTTAATATATTTGTCTACATTTTGTAAAATATCAAGAGTAGATCCTTGATTTTCTATAGAAGTATAATATTGTTCTAAAAATTCTCCTGCCAGAGGAAAATTTCCTCTCACATAATCAGGAAGTTGATTACTAACAACGGAACTAATTTTGACTCTGTTATTTTCTGACATTTTATAGTAGTGTTAATTTCCTTCTAATAAAAGGTAAAAGATTAATACATTGATGTAGAATTAGGATTAGATTCTCCTAAAAGTTCTGGATTAGAAGAAGATCCTAATAAATATGTATCTGAGGAACGAAGGGATGTATTTTGAGCCTCTTCTTCAGTCAATCTTGCTATACTTCCTCTTATGTAACTAGACGTTGCTGTGTAAAGAACTCCAGAAGATCCTTGACCAGAATCTACAGAATCACTTACCATATCTACAGTGCTCTTACTTACATCCAACTGTAAGTAAAGATCTTGTAAACCAATTACATCATTTGATTGAGGACAAGCTGACACTTCTATGATTGGTATTTCTTGGATTTTTTTAGATGTTCCTGTAAAAGTAATTGGTTTTAATAAAATTTCAGCTCTAGCATAGTCAATTGTTCCTACGTTACCACTTACTACAACTGGATTATTTCTAGATTCTAATCTAAAGAAGAACAAAGAACCTGTTTTCTTATCTGCTGCTGGTTTATCCCCCAAATAAAGAGTGTCAGGTTGACCAAATATAGTAAATCCTGATGATTGAATATTATAACCATTTGTATTTTTTATATAAAATGGATTTCCAAAACATAATTCATATTCAGCAGCTTGATTTAATAGGGGTTTCATATCCCTACGTATTGTTACTTTAGTAATATTAGAAGTTATTGCAGAACTACTATTATCTACTATAGTTTGAAATTTACTATATTTGAATTTTGCTCCATATTTATTCATTTCTGCAGAATCTGCAAATGAATTAATATTATTTGTAACTACTGTTTTTAAAGCTGCTGAATCTGGAGCTAAACTAGGGTTATAATAAGCATTAACGTCCACTTCAACATACAAATACTTAAGATCTTGTATTTCCGTCACTATTCCAGCAACAGAATACTTTCTTAGCATAGTTTTTAAATTATTTTTAATAGAATCTGGAACATATGGTCCATAAAAGGGTTTTATAGTGATAAAAACCTTTCCCCATTGTGGAGGATTCAATTCTTCACCCCCAAAAACTGATACAGACTCAGCTTCAGGGTAAATTTTAGGAATTAGTGCCTCATAATCACCTGCAGTGACTGCTCTATTGAAAGTAGAGTAAATTTTAGGAGCATAACGTTTAACTGAATCAACAGATTCAATTTCTTTACCTCCAATTGATGAATTTATTGTAGAAATTATAGAAATTCCTGTACTTACCAAATTATTATTGTTATCAACTATTCTTCCATTAAATGAAAAGGAAGAAACACCATTTCCTGCCTCTCCATGACTAGTAATATAAGAAACTTCAATATAATTCAATGATTCTAGTTTTTCGCCAAAGACACCATCACCAAAAATGAGTTCATATCTCTGATCTTCTATTTCTTGAAGGAAATATACCCTTGAAGAGGAGGTAACTTCAATTAAAGTATCAGAAAATACAAATTTTTTGGATGAAGTGCTTGCTTTAGTGTCTCTTACCAATACATCTATTGTAGAAGTGTCAATATTTGCATTTTCTAAGATGTATTTTGTAGGTGGTGCAGGGTTTTCTGCAGAAACAGTGAAATTTGAGGTTAAAAATGTCCCTTCAAAAATTTCTACGTTGAGAAATGTAGCAATTCCATCTACTACAGGTACTGTAATGTCACTTGGAATGCAAAATGAGTAACTTTCTGACCCAAATACTGATGCAGCAGTGGTTACAACACCTTTTTTAAGAGTTAAAGTGACTGGTTTAGTAGTAAATCCAGTAGTATCTACAAAAAATGAAATTATTGCTCTTGATGCAGTGGTAGATCTGGGTGTATAACCTATATTTCTTGCTAATGCAACTACATTTTCTCTTAAAGTAGCACTATCAATAAAAACTTCATTGCTAATCATGTTAGCATTGTAAGAATTGATGTATGTATTGTATGCTAATACATCAATTATGCTTGAAAGATTTGATCCTTCAAAGTCATAGTCAGTAAAATTAGAATTTGCTCTCAAATAATCCTTCAAAGAAGTTTTTATTTGATTAAAATCTAAATTTGTGAAATTAACTAATGCCATTTATCTTGTTGGCTGTAGTGCAAATGCTAATTGTTGAGGAAGAGCATCAATTCCTATAATATTATAAGTTATAACTACATCAAAAGCATGACCTTCAAAGTCAGGAGTTGCTTTTACGCTCACTAATTTAACCCTTGGTTCATAATTATCAATAGTATCTCTAATATCATCCTCTACAATAGAAGCTGATATATCATCCATATTGTCAAATAGAGTTTCATATACTCTAGAACCTAGATTTGGATTAAAAAACTTTTCACCAGGTCTTGTAAACACTAAATTACGCACAGAACGAGCAATTGCAACTTCATTTTTGGTTGCAATTAAGTCTGATGTAATAGGATTGACCTGAAAGGACATGCTAATATCCCGAAATCCTCTACTAATCCTTTCTACGGGCATGAAAAAAA